TTTCAAAGTTCACTACGTGCCCGGACGTCATAAAATCAGGGCCGTTCGAGGATATGCTGACCCAGCAAAAGCTGGGTCCAGGCATGCATGTGTTGGCATGACCCATCCCCTGCCGGTGGTGATTGAATGACAGACCAAGACGACCTGGACCGCCTCTATCTCGACATCTTCGAGACCGACCAGCGCGGCGCTGCCATCTTCGAAGACCTGTTCCGCCGCTTCGGCCGCGGTGGTGTCGTCACCGATGGCGGCATCGATGCGGTCCTGAAGACCTACCAGCGCGCGGCCCGTCGCGAAGTGCTGGACTACATCGTCACCCGCTGCAACAGGGCGCGCGGCGTGGATGACGCAATCGAGACGCCCCAGGCTGACGCATGACCACCGAAACCACTGCTGCCCCTGCCGCGCCTGCGGCCACTGCAACGCCCGCGGCGCCGGCTGCTCCGGCTGCTCCGGCCGCCCCTGCTGCCTCCCCCGCCGCTCCTGACTCGCTCTATGGCACCGCGCCGGCCGCGCCTGCTGCCACGGCTGCTGCGCCCGCCGATGGCGAGCCACCGGCCTGGCTGCCCGAGAAGTTCCGCGTGATTGCCGATGGCAAACTCGACCTGTCCGCCAGCGCGCAGAAGCTGGCCAACAGCTACGCCCACGCCGAAAAGCGGATCGGCTCCGGTGACCTGCCGCCCGAGGCGCCCGACGCCTACGCCTACACCCCGCCCGAGGAATACAAGGACCTGCCCCTGGACGCCGAGCTCTCGACGGCGTTCAAGGAGCGCGCCCACAAGGCCGGGCTCACCCAGAGCCAGTATGAAATGGTGATGGGCGAGTATTTCCGCATCGTGCCGGCCATGATGGAAGGGCGCGCCGCCGTGAGCGCTGCCGATGCCCGCGCCAAGCTGCAGGAGGTCTGGAAAGACCCGGGCGACTATCAGGCGCAGATGGGCAACGCGCAGCGCTTCGTCACGTCGTTGCCCGAGGGCCTGCGCGCGCAGTTCATCGGCAACTACGGCACCGACCCCATCCTGGCCCAGGTGGCGGCCCACTTCGGACGCGAGATGCGCGAGGATCGCCCGGCCGGTGGCCTGGGGGTGCAGAGCAGCTCCGGCAGCGCCGAACAGCTGATGGCCAGCGAGGCATACCGCAACCCGAAGCACGTCGATCACGCCCGCGTGTCTGCCCAGGTGGCCGACATCTTCCGGCGCCAGTACGGCGCAAACCCTGTTGCGCGCTGATCGGTCAGGATCGCAATCACCCAGGCTCAGAGACTGCGCGCAGTCGGGCCTGTGGTGACGCGCAGATACCCCGTGATCAGTCCGCGCAGACCCGCACCAGCCGCGAGCCTGCCGTATCAGTAGGCCCGGCGACCCCGGACACCCTCACCGCAGGCTGACCTGATCAACCCTGGAGGGATTCATGTCCTCGACCATCCCCGAGTATTTCGTCAAGCAGTGGGACACCGCCATCCGCATGGAGTGCGCCCAGCGGGATTCCCGTCTGCTGGCCTGCGTAACTGACCGCGGCAGCATCACCGGCGAGTCGTTCACCATCAACTTCATGGGCGACGATGGGTCGCAGCTGGCGGCCAACACCAACCGCCTGGGTGATACCGAGTGGTCCGAGGCCGCGCACCACTCGCGCGTGGTCAACATGTCGGACTTCTTCGAGGCCCTGCCGCTCGACCGCGCGGACATCCCGAAAATGTTGGTGAACCCGATCACTGGCGGCGACTATGCCCGCCTGCTGATGCAGAAGCGCAATCGCCGAATCGACAAGATCATCTACGACGCCGCGCGCGGCTCGCAGTTGCGCAAGGACGGCACGTCCACGGCGCTGCCCATCGAGCAGAAGATCGCCCATGGCTCGACCGGCTTCACGAAGGCCAAGGTGCTGACTGCGCGAAAGATTTTCCGCCGCAACGAGGCCGACGAGATGAACGGGGAAGAGCTCTACCTGAGCTACAACGCCGAGATGCTCGAGGACATCCTGAGCGACACCACGCTCACGAGCTCCGACTACATGGCCGTCAAGATGCTGCAGTCCGGCGACATCAGCGGCCAATGGCTCGGGTTCAAGTGGATCCCGTTCAACGGCATCGCCCTGGCATCGTCGGTGTACTACACCGTCGCCTGGGCGAAGTCCGGCATCCACTTCGGCCGCGGCTTCGAGGAAGGCGACGCCGGCCCGCGCCGCGACAAGAAGAACGCGCAGCAGGTGAGCCTGGCCGCGTCCTACGGCGCCGGCCGCCAGGATGAGAAGAAGGTTGTGGAAATCGCCTTCCAGTGAACAGGAGAATGAACCATGGCTGAAATCACTTCCAGACAAGTCACCGCCCGGGTTCTGCCCGGCCGGGCTGAGCCCTCGCAGGAGGGCGGCAAGGTCCGCAAGGTGTTCATCACCTCGCCGGCTGCCGTCACATGGGCCAACGGCGACACCATCGGCAGCGGCAAGATCCTGCCGGCCGGTGTTCGGTTCACCACTGGGTCGATCGTGTCGCATGCTGCGATGGCTGCTTCGGTGGTGCTCGACGTGGGCATCCGCGATGCGTCCGGCACGGCCATTGATGCGGACGGCATCTGCGCATCCGTGTCTGTCGCGTCTGCTGGTCGCACCGCCATCAACAACGGCGCACTCGTGGCGGCTGGCGTCGAGTACATCACCACTGTGCCGTGTGAGGTCTACGCCACGCTGTCGGGTGCCACGCCCACGGCGAACGCACAGATTCGCATTGAGGTCGAGTACGTCGGCAACGACTGATCGCCCGCAGCAGGGCAACTGAGACGGGGGCCGCGTGCCCCCGTTTTGCGTGGGGCAACCATGACGACAGACATCAACATCTGCAACGCGGCGCTCCTGGAGCTGGGCGGGACGCCGATCAACAGCTTCCGCGACGGCACCGTCTGGGCCACGGTCTGCGCCGGGATCTACCCGGGCGCGAAGTCCGAGATCATGCGGGCGCATTTCTGGAATGCGTTGATGGCACGCGCGGTGCTGGCCCCGCTGGCCGCGTCTCCCGCCCATTCGTGGGCCTACCAGTTCGCCGCGCCTGGCGACTGGGTGCGCACCTACCAAGTTGGCTACGACGGCGAGCCCATCGAGTACCAGTTCGAGGCCCGGCGCTTCCTGTCCCACTCCAACGTGCTGCCCATCGTCTACGTTGCCGACAAGCCGGAGGACCAATGGGACGCCGGGCTGGTGGCCGTGATGACCGCACGCATGCGCCTTGCGCTGGCCTACCCGGTGACCAAGTCGGCCAGCCTGCGCGACTCCATGAAGGAGGAGTTCTACCGCCGCGGCTCTGGCGTGCTGGCGATGGCTCGCGCCCAGGATGGTCAGGAAAACCCGCCCGAGGACTGGTCTGATTCGCCGCTACTCCAAGCCCGCGCAGCATGAAGCTACAGACCATCACCACGAACTTTTCCGCCGGTGAACTGTCGCCGCGGCTGATGGGCCGCACCGACCTGGAGAAGTACAACTCTGGGGCGAAGACGCTGCGAAATGTCGTAGCCCTGCGCGAAGGTGGGATCACCGCCCGCCCGTCTCGTCGGTACGTGCAGGCGGCCGGCAGCCACAACACGCAATCCCGGCTGATCCCGTTTGTGCGCGGGGTGGACCCGGGCTATGCCGTCGAGTTCAGCAGCGTGAACGCGCGGTTCTTCAAGGCAGGCGCGGCGCTGATGAGTGGCGGCAGCCAGGTCACAGCAAACCACCCCTACAGCGCATCCGAGCTGCTCGATTTGGAGCATGCGCAGAGCGCAGACACGCTGATCATCTGCCACCCTGGCCACATGCCCCGGCGCTTGGTGCGGCAGTCGGATGATCAGTGGCTGTCTGAGGGTGTGCCGTTTGACCCCGGGCCGTTGGCAGAGGTAGGTCACTGGTCCACATCACAGGCGATGACATTGTCTGTGTACGGCACCGGGGCTATGGCTGGGAGCGCGACGGTCGCTTCGGGCGACTTTGAGTTCCGCCCCGCCGATGTTGGGCGGCAGATCACAAGCGGCCTCGGCACGGCGAACATCATCGGGTACACCTCGGCGACGCAGGTCGATCAGCGCCCCATTCGGTCGTTCACGTCCGGTGCGCTGGCTGCAGGAACTTGGAGGCTTGAGGGGACCCCGCGGGCGACCGTGACGCCCAGCGCAGCCGGCCCGGTTGGCAAGTCCGTCACCTTGTCAACGGGCGGCATCGTGTACGCTGGGGCCGTGTCGATCGTGTCGATCTCGTGGGCGGCGGGGACCGTGACGGTCAACACAGCCGATCCGCACGGGCTGACCACCGGACGAAGCGTCTACGTCACAGGCTGCACTCCGACCGGCTACAACGGCACGTTCACCGCGACGGTGACGGGCCTCTACCACTTCACCTACCCGCTGGCATCCGACCCCGGTTCGATCACGGTGCCAGGAACGACGCAAGTCATCGTGTCCACCCCGCTGGAGGCGTTCAGGGATCTGGATGTCGGCAAATACGTCGAGATCAATGGCGGCCTGCTGCGCATCGACACCTACTCGATCCCATCGTCTGTGGGGTGCACCGTCATCCAGGAGTTGGAAGGAACGACATCCGCCCCGCCCGACTCTTGGACCCTGACCGGCCCCGCGTGGAACGAGATGGACGGCTACCCGCGAGCTTGCGCGTTCCACCAGGGTCGCTTGTGGTTCGGCGGCACGTCGCGCTGGCCTCAAACAGTGTGGGGGTCACAGTCCGGGCTGCCGTTCTCGTTCCTGCTGGGGGCGGATGATTCGGCCGCGGTGGCGAAGACCATCGACAGCGACCGGGTGACCGAAATCTCGCACATGACCACGGCGCCTGGGGTGCTGCTGGTGTTCACCGCTGGCGGCGAGTTCTCGATCACCGGCGGCATTGAGAAGCCGCTGACCCAGTCCAATGCGCAGATCACCCCGCTGTCGCGCTGGGGCTCTGATTCAGCTCGGCCTGTTGCAGCCGGCCGCAACGTGCTGTTCGCGCAGCGCGGCGGCAGGGATCTCCGGGAGGCGTATCAGGGCCAGTATGGAGCGATCGACACGCGCGACATCTCGATCTGGTCGCGGCACCTGGTTGCAGACGGAATCTCCGCGATGGCGTGGGAACAAGGACCGGAAGGCGTCATGTGGATCGTGACAGACGCGGGCGACCTGCTGGCCATGACCTACAGCGACGAGCAGCAACAGCAGACATGGTGCGGGGGCGATCATCAGGGGGTCGTTGAGTCGATCGTCAGCGTGCCCAATGGCTCCAGTGACCTGACCTATGTCCAGACGCGCTACACCATCAACGGCGCCACGAAGCGCTATATCGAGTTGTTGGACTGGGCGATCAACCCGGGCCAGGACTGCCGCACGCTGCTGACATCTGGCACGGCCACGACGTCATGGTCTGGCCTGTCTCACCTGGCGGCGTGTGATGTGTCGATCCTGGCGGATGGGGTCTACATCGGAACCGGCACTGTCACGACGGGCGGCGGGTTGACCATCTCACGGCCGGCGCTGTCGATCTCAGTGGGGCTTCCGTACACCCCGCGGGTGGTGCTTGCCGCTCCTGAGGTGGCATCCCAGGGTGGCACCACACAAGGCCAGCAGCTGAGCACGCACGAAATCATGGTTCGGTTCCTGGATACCGCATCGTGCACGGTCAATGGCGAGCCCGTGCCGTTCAGGTCGTTCGACACGGCCAGCACGCTGGACGGTGCCCCGCCGACGTTCACCGGCAAGCTGGCTGTGGGCGGCCTGGGGTGGGCCAAGGGCGAGAGCGACATCACGATCGCCCAGCCGTACCCGTATCCATGGACCGTGCTGGCGGTGATCCGCAGCCTGTCCGCCAACCAGGGATGACGATGCCTAGAGACGCAACGATCGAAGACCTGCCGGTGCTGCTGGCGCTGGGCGAAGCCATGCACGCGGAGAGCCCGCGGTATCGGCGCCTGTCGTTCGACGCCGATCGGCTGGAAGCCACGCTGCGGCAGCTGATCGGGCAGGTGAACGGCTTCGTCCGGATCGCTGGTGATGGCGGGACGGTGGATGGCGTCATGGTGGCCATGGTGTCGCCTCACTGGACAAGCTGGGATCTGGTGGCGACAGACCTGGCGATCTACGTCATGCCAGACGCCCGCGGCGGCCGGGTCGGCGCCAGGCTGGTGCAAGCCTATCTGGAGTGGGCGAGCGAGCGCGGCGCGACGATGGTGCAGGCTGGCGTTACCGCTGGCATTGCGGACGCCGGGCGCCTCTATGCGGCGTGCGGCGCCACGCAGTGCGGCGAAATCTGGGAGTGGTGAGCATGTGCACAGGCACGGAGGGCATGGCGCTGGCCGGCGGAATGCAGATGGGCGGCACGCTGCTGTCAGGGCTGAGTCAGTACCAGTACAACAGCACGCAGGCCGATCTGGCGCGGGCCGACGCGAAGACCGAGCGCGAGGCGGCGCAGCGGCAGGCAGAGCTGATCATGCGCCGCACACGCCAGGTGCAGGGGGCCGCCAGGGCAGCCACGGCAGCCAGCGGCGCGGCGATCGATGAGTGGAGCATGCGCGGTGAGCGCGACATCCTGGCGGCAGGCATGGCGGACGCTGAAGCGGCGATCATCTCCGGCAAGTCCCGGGCACTGAGCCTGGAGACGACGGCGCGGTTTCAGGACGCTGCAGCCATTGGCGCCATTGGCACGTCGCTGTTCCAGATGGGCACCATGGGCCGCGGCTGGAAGGGTGGCCAGCCGCGCACGAATGACCTGTCAGGCGT